CGTTCTCCTGTTTCTGTCGCAGATAACCAGCCCACAGCCCAGCAACCCATTCAACGCCCTTTGCCGTGAATCTGGCCTGGCGAAACGCATGCTGATTCTGCTGGCTGGTACCGGTTTTCACCTCAAATCGACCTGCCTCTAAATGATTGGCCTTTGGCGTCAACTGGCCTTCCAGCCGGTAAACAATGTCTTTCTCGAGCAGGAACAACCGGAATTCCGGTTCTTTCGCATGCAGCAATTTGCAGACCGCGCGGAATCCCATAGAGCCCTTAGCCATGACGTACTGATCAACGAAATCAACTTTAGGCGCGGCCAGCGCCAGCTGTGACTCCAAGGCCAGCTTTTCGTCGGCGAGGTCAGCAGCCAGGCGGAGAGCCTCGGGCAATGACTGGGGTAACTGGCTTTTAGATTCCAGTTCCTGCCAGCGGTCAACTACCGCGGCGGTGAACTCGGGCGACAGCCGGGCAACCAGCACCAGCGAGTCACGCTTATTGAACCAGTACTCCTGATACTCCTGACCGTTCTGCTCATGAAAATAGGGGGTGTGCGCCAACGGCGCGCTTAAAATTCCACCAACTGCGAGCCGTTCAGCTGAGCGTTTCACATCGCTATGCTTACTCTGCACAAGCTCAGCAATCTCACGGCTCGACATCGTTACCACTTTTCCTGACAGCAAACTATTCGACATAATCACTCCACACGTTAAACCGGCTGCACACCGGCGGGTTTGAAATCAGTAATCGTTATTTCTGCCTTACCTTCTTTGGTTACCGGTCCCCACTCGACCAACATTCGTTTCACCTGGCTGTCGTCTTTCCAGATCCCCGCATGGGTCAGGCCATCAAACAGAGCCTTTTGGAAATTATCTAAATCGCGTTTCGCCCTGGTTGGCGGGTAGAGAACCAGATGCACATCCAGTTCAGTGAGTAGTGCCGGTGGCCGGCAGCGCAACTGCTGATAAATCGCCGCCAGCGCATTTGACCGGAAGATCCTCCCGCGGGCGCTTATCTTTACGCCGGTTTTAGTGGCTCGCCAGTAACCGTTGACGCTTGGCGGGAATGGCAGGGTCAGTTGCATTTGTGGTACTCCGGCATCAGAAGGTGTTCCACCACTTCGCCGGTATCGACAAAGTAATAATCGCAGTCGGTCAGGTTGTTTATCAGCATCACCTCGATTTCCCGATCGGTCATTTTGCTGAATATCTTCACCAGTTTTTTCGGTGTCCCGATGTAAACCGGCTCGACTTCAGCCAATTTCGCCGCCGCAAAGTTGTGGTGGCCGTCCATCAGGACCGTGTACTGAACACCACGAAGCACGACTGGATACACTGAAACGCGGAACATTTTGAAGCGAAGCGCTTTATCAACGACTTTCTTCCGATCGAGATAGCGCTGTGAACTGATTAATTTTCCCAGGATCATGCAGTCACCTCTCCCGCCTTGATCAGGCTATTGAGAACTGCGTCAGCATGTTCCCGCGAAGCGGTGTAATCAGCCGGGCAATATTCACCGGTGATGGATATGGCCTTCAGGTAATCGCGGTAGGCATCGAGCCAGATTTTCTGGAAATCGTTCACGCGGCCCCCTCCTGCAGGTAATCAGCGCCAGCCGTAACAGCCAGATAATGACCGGCCAACACTTTTACGCGGGAATTGAGCGCCGGCGGGATCGTGGTAAAGGTTGCCGGTACCAGATCGATATCGTTGAACGGGTTTTCGTTGCCCCAGTGATGCCAGCCAGCGGCGTCACCACGGCTGAACAGCTCAATGCGGGATACTGATCCGTAAAGCTCTTCGAGACGGAAACGCACCTCTGCTGGTTTTTCGCTGTGCTCACCGCGGCAGCTGTGAACAACCTGTTTAACGCTGGCGCTGACGCGCTCGAGCCCGGAGCCGCGGACGGCGATCAGAACATCTTCGCTATTACCGCGCGTATAGTTGCCGCCGTTCATGACTGTTTCGGCGCTGAGTGCATCCAGAAAGTCTTCAAAGTCGATCATGGTCTGCTCTGCAAGTGCCCGCTCAATACGCCCCCGCGCCTGCTCATAAAGCTTGATCCACGTGAAACCTTTCATCGTCTTGACTTTAAAGCCCCAGGCCTGCGCCAGCTCGACAGCTTCTTCTGCGAAATTTCCTGTGTACCACATTGCCAACACCGCGCTTTCAGCGGCGATTGACCAGACTGGTAGGCGTTTGATGTCTTCCAGCGTCATGGTGCTGTAATGATCACCCGCCGCACCGTTACTGATTTTGTTGCTGTACTGCCAAGGCGGGTCCGCATATATCAGTTGATAGCTCATGCTTTCACTCCCTGCTGGCGCTGGGCGCACTCTTTCCAGATCTTGGCCCACTGCGATATGGCGAAATCGGCACGCATGCTACGGATGTTGGCTTTGCTGGCCTCGGCGCAAACCGTTTTTTCCAGCGCACTCGGTGCCTTGGTTGCCGCTACTCCGCTAATGAACCGGCGGTATGCCGCATCCCGCTCGGCTGCATCAACTGCAACGTCACCTTCACGCTCCCACTTCCCGTTTTTGCGCGCTGGACGGCCTGCACGATTCCAGGCGTTAGCGCCTTCGAGGTAGCCAGGGAACTTTGAAGGTTGAAAGAGCGTGGACGGTCGCAGGTACTCGGCCATTTCCAGATCGCCTCCCCATTTGGCATGCATGTAATCAACCGTCCGCTGATGTTCTTCAGTGGTGAAGCCTTCACGCAGTCTGGCGCGGATGTTATCCAGTGAGGATTTGCTGACCTGATAGCGGGAGCCGGTGACCTGGTTCAGGTAGTTCAGAACCTGTTTAGCCTGATCAGTAATTTCGACTTCGGCGTCGGTCTGCACAGCAGGCTGACAAGAGGTTTTATTATCTGATGGATCTTGTTTTGAATTTACTAACGGATCCCCCCCAGATTCTGGCGGGTGAAAACCGGTATTCGTGTTGGATTTTGATGCGTCAAATTTTGACCGGTCAGAATTTGATGTGTCAGATTTTGATGCGTCAGAATCTGACGGTTCAGCAGCAGCACGAAGCTTCGCAATATTCAGCTGATACATGTTCGACGTATTGCGGTTTCCCTTGCGGCGCTGGGTACTGGTGATCCAGCCGTCAGCCTCAAGTTTGCCCAGCGTAGTGCGCACAGTGCTTTCACCTGCACCCAACTGGCGGGCAATGGTGGTGATCGACGGCCAGCACAGGCCTTCGTCAGAACTGAAGTCAGCGAGGCGCGCCATTATGGCAACCGCCGATATTTTTAAACCGGCAGCAGCGCAACCATCCCAGACGTATGCGGATAACTTAACGCTCATAAGACCCTCTTAAACTTTCGCCGGAATTGTTCAGTAGGCTGGGCGCACTCATGCGGGTAACCGGCGCGCATGAAGATGACGCGATCCCCTGCTCTGTCGAAGCCCACGACGTGTACCACAACGCCCCGCCAATCCTTGTAACGCCTGTCCAGCTTTTGGATTTCTTCAGACATGCCGTCACCTTCTGGCTGCTCTGGCGGACGTAACCTACCCACCACGCCGCGAACTGGTAGTTGCACGGCATCCAGCGGTTACCTATCATCACTTCATACGAAAGAGAGCCAGCGGCCCCGCCTTTCGCAACACAGCGGATTTGCGGAACGCCAGCTTTTATGAGTAGACTGTTCATGCGTTAATCACTCCACACACGTTTTTAATGCGCCGACGCCTCGGGACTGCACTCCTGAGGCGTCAACCCTTTCATGCAAAGCCACCACTGACTTCACGTACTCATCGCGGGCAGCTAAATGCTTACGATGAAGAGCCATAATTTCTGCCTTCTCGCCTTCATCAATCACCCCGTCGTCTGCAATCGAAATATTTATCTGCTGATCGACCTTCCCACTCTTAGCGGCAACCTTTACCCCTTTGATAAACAGGTCAACGTGGTCCAGTTCGTCACGATTGGGGATTTCAACGAAAAAACCGCCGCGGCGCTGGGCGAAGTAATCCGCCAGATGATTAGTGCCGCTGATGTCTTCCATCGCTTCCAGCTCGGCAATTTCGAAGAACCGGCAGCCGTTCTTTTCGTACAAATTGTTGTTGAACTGCGTTTCAGTCATGCCCAGAGCGCCAGCCATAGCAGACCGACCGCCGGGATAGGCTTTGCACATCTTTTTAACTACTGATTTCAGGTCTACCATGTTGTTTTCCCTTTGGTAGTTATGGTTGTTCGCCAGTGGTGATAGCCTTTTTGTAAAGTGTTGGGTCGTATTTCAGTTCACCTTTGGTTCTATATGCAGCTTCGGCAGCTCGGCCTTTCGGGATCAGTTGGCCAGGGCGCTTTCTCCACAAATAAAATGCTTCAGGGGATATCCCAAAAAACTCAGCGACTTTACCGGGTTCGCCAAAATATTTTTCAAGGTCACTCGTCGTCATAACACCTCCGGTTTCTAAATTATTTTAGATAGTATTATTTAATTTTATTTTGATCAATAAAAACTAAAATAACTTAGGTTCATTAAGAGGATGGAAAATGCTTACCCAAGGGCAGCGGATAAAAAACCTTCGTAAAGACAGGAAACTGACTCAAGCTCAGGTCGCAAAGGCGCTAGGTGTTAGTGATGTGACTATTGGCTACTGGGAACGTGACCTGAATGAACCGGGTGGGAAGTCTTTGAGTAATTTGGCGGCTTTTTTCGGTGTTTCTGAGGCTTTCATTCTTTACGGTAAAGAAGAAATTTCTAACATCATTCCCGCATCTTTTGGGACACGCCAGATCCCCATTATCAGTTACGTTCAGGCTGGTATCTGGACATCCGCGTCGGACGCAAGCAACCTTGAAGGTAATATTGACTATATCCTAACTGACATAGGACTATCACCCCGTTCTTTTGCCTTAAAAATCAAAGGAAAGTCAATGGAGCCAGAGTTTACTGAAGGTGATCTAATTATCGTTGATCCGGACATAGGTCCGCTGCCTGGTGATTACGTTGTAGCGAAGAATGGTGAACATGAAGCAACATTCAAAAAATACAGAGCACGTGGTAGAGATGCTGGGGGTAATGAGATTTTTTCACTTGTGCCTCTAAATCAAGATTTCCCAACAAAACATTCTGACCAAGAACCCATATCAATAATTGGCGTAATGGTAGAGCACCGAAAATTCAGACGGCGTTGATCCCCCCTTCCTACTAGCCCTACTTCATTCAAAACACCTTTCAGTTATAAATCTAAATATTTTTAGTTTTCACTGTTGCATTAAAAACTAAATTATTTTAGATTCACACCATCAGCAGTGATCAACGTGGATGCCCACGCAGTAGTTGCAGGTGGCAAAGAAGCATCGAATGATTCTCTCAGGTATCAGCAGCACGACGGCAAGAACAGAGCAGCTTAATGAAGTATCGGGATGGATAAGCAAGAACCAAAAACTGTTGGTCTGGCATCTTCGAATGAAGAGTTCATCGAAGAAACGGATCCTGAAAGCTTGCAAGAGCAAGCACAGGGAGTAGCCGCCTTTATAGAAGACGGCGAGATTACCAAAATTAATCTCTTATCTTCGGATTGAAAGCTTCAATTCGGTTAATGAGCAACTTGGTTGCCAAGGCAACGGCAGGATCCTTACCTTTATAAGCTTGAACATGACGATTTAGATTTTCAATGACGTCGCTCTTTACTGTGGGTAAGACGGTTGAAACGGAATGAAGCGCTACCGTGAATGCGTTCTCAAGAGCTTCAATCCTACGGGCTAAAGTGACTAAATAGTCGAAGCGTTTTTCACCTTCATTTCCTTCTTGGCTGTGTGAGAACTACCAAGATAACACCGCCGCCTGAGGTGGAGAAGTGACCAGGCACACAACAGAAAGAACACTGTAGCTTAATGGCAGTTTGAATAATTCAACCCTGGCGGCTGGATTCAATATGGTGAAAGAGGTGGTCTGGCAGAGGCGGAACTAGGGCAATATAGGGAGTGTCCCTGAATGTGACTACTGAGCTCACAT